GGCTTTCAGCGGAAGACAATGAGCGGTTTATCAGACAGTACCTTGACGATGCAGGATTTTCTTATGATTTGGATTCTGTTAGAAAGTATGCTGCAGAAAATCATTCACAGGCTGAAATTATGACGCATGTAACAAGAAGCATTGCCAGTACGCTTATCAACAAGGGTGACCTGGTAATGTTGTAAATTAAAGTTTAGTGGAGGAAGTATGAGCAAAACACACGAATTAAAAATATATCCTAAGTATTTCGAAGCAATTTTGGATGGGAAAAAGACATTCGAAATCAGAAAAAATGATAGAGATTTCCAGGTTGGAGACAGCATTGTTTTAAAAGAATGGGATAATATTAAGTATTCTGGCAGAGAAATCCAAGCAATAATTAAATATATGCTTGATGATGCATTTATCGGATTAGCAGAAGGATATGTAGCCTTTTCGTTTGGCATTTTAAAAATAATAGACAGGTAAACTGGAATTTAACGGAGGAAGTGAGAGTGATACCAATGGATAAAAGACTTTTATCCGACTACATAGACGCCTGTGAGCTGATCCGGGAGACCGAGCAGCAGATCAGGCGGCTGCAGGAAAAGCAGAGCGAGACAACGCAGGACAGCGTCCGGCGCGCCAGCTTGTGTGCTGGTTCCCTCTGTCTACACAGATAAATCCTGCGGGACTGGGATAGGGTAACAAAAAAATAAAGCAAAAAGAAAGAAGGTGGGGAATGTGGGAACAAGGGACACATACTTTAATGGTTACGGTCTGACATACAATGAGGTAAAAAAAATAGAAGACAAGTGCAAAAACGCAAAGGGTAGGGAATTGGAACTGCTGCTTCTGGCTGCGGAAAGCGCATATGCAGAGTTGGCGCAATATCTGTTTTTTAGCCTGACATCAGGGCTGGGGTATGACAACATCTCAAAGATATGCAACATCCCTATCGGGAGGAAAGATTTTTATGGGTATCGCAGGAAAACGATATATCTATACAACAGCTATATGATACTGGAAGGACATGCAATTGTGTAAAAGGGGTACGCGGATCAGGAAACGAGAATGGTAAAATAGAATAAGAACTGTATGGGGGTGTGATATGAATTGTAATGCCGTCATGAAAAAGCTTCAGCGCGCCATACTGTCAACGGGGCTCGTAATCAAAATTTCTACCAGCCAATTTTACAGCGAAGAGCAGGACAGGATGATAACGATGTGGATCTTAACAACACCTACACTTCAAAACGGGCGGAACGGATGGAGGATGAGGGACTACGAGATCTTACGGACGGCGAGCGCGATTGAGGTGGTAAAATGTTTGACAGATATATGGGAGCAGTCGAAGGGACGGTGAAAAAATGCTAACACCGAAGCAAAAGGCGTTTGCGGATTATTATATAACGTGCGGGAATGCGACAGAGGCGGCGAAGCGGGCAGGGTATAAGGAGAAAGCGGCATACGCCACAGGCTCCGAAAACCTAAGAAAGCCTCAAATAATTGCATACATCGCAGAGCGGCAGAAGCAGATTGATGATTCCCGCATAGCGGATGCCGCCGAGGTGCAGAGATTTTACACCGCCGTTCTACGGGGGGAGGTAAAAGACCAGTTCGGATTGGAATCCTCTCTCGACACCCGCATGGCTGCCGGTCGGGAGCTGATGAAGCGCCTGGAACGCGCAGAGGGAAGGAAAACAGACACCGGCGGAATTGTTATTGTGAATAACATACCGAGACCGGGAAAGGAGTAACGCATGGAAGAATTGGAGAAATGCCCGTTTTGCGGAGGAAAGGCAGTTGTGCATATCGATGATGGGGTAAGAGTTATGTGCAGGGAGTGCGGCGCAATGTCGAAGTGCTTAGTTGATGGCTATTCCCAAGGAAAACCGAATGGAGGCGCTTTAGAGACTGTGATCAAGGCATGGAACAGACGAACACAGTAAACCTTACCGACATCATAGCCCCCGCGTTTTACCCTGTCCACTGGGACATCTTGGACGGGAAGCATACCTACTACAATTTGTACGGCGGGAGAGGATCAACAAAGTCCTCTTTTGTGTCTGTAGAGATCGTGCTGGGCATGATGCAAGATCCGGCAGCAAACGCGGTAGTATTCCACAAGTTCTCCGCAATGCTGCGAGATTCTGTTTATAACCAGATCCAATGGGCGGTAGATGCGCTGGGCGTGTCTGGTTACTGGCGCAGCAATGTAAACCCGATGCAATTTACCTACCTGCCGACAGGGCAAAAGATCATCTTTAGAGGTCTGGATAAGGCACAAAAGACAAAATCCATTAAGGCAGCCACAGGATTTTTTAAATATCTCTGGTTCGAGGAACTGGACATCTTTAAGGGGCCAGAAGAGATCCGAATGGCGGAGCAGTCAGTCCTGCGTGGCGGTCATAATTATGTCGTGTTTAAAACGTTCAACCCGCCGATCAATCGAAACAATTGGGCAAACGAATATGTGCAAATTGAGGATGGCCGGGCATACAATCACAAAAGCGACTACAGGACAGTACCGCGTGAGTGGCTTGGAAATGATTTTTTTGACAGTGCCGAGCATTTAATGCTCACGAATCCGCGCGCATACGAACATGAGTATCTAGGGAACGCAGTCGGGACAGGTGGAAACGTATTTGAGCTTTTGGAGCTGCGTGAGATCACCGATGAAGAAATAGCCAGGATGGATGTGATCTATCAGGGCGTTGACTTTGGTTGGTACCCGGACGCATACGCGTTTGTAAGATGCTACTATGACGCGGACAGCGAGACGATTTATTTTATTGATGAGCATTATGTCAATAAAGAGTCGAACGAGATAACGGCAAACTGGATCAAAGGGAAAGGCTATACGGACTACCACATAACCTGCGACAGCGCCGAACCGAAATCAATAAACGATTACCGAAGCATGGGACTTCCGGCGCGGCAGGCGATAAAAGGACCAGGCAGCATCGAATATGGGATGAAGTGGCTTATGCGGCGCAAGCTCGTTATAGACAAGCGCAGAACGCCGAACGTATACCGCGAATTTACAGAATGCGAATATGACCGGGACAAAGACGGCAACATCATCAGCGGTTATCCGGATGTAAAAAACCATACAATCGACGCTACACGTTACGCACTTGAATCTAAATACAACCGCAGAGGCAACACAGCCTAAGAATACACGGCACAGGGGATTGCAGAAATGGGACTTATACAGACAGTCAAAAGGTGGTTTAATATGATATTTAAAAAGCAGGCTGAGAAAGATTTTAGGGTAAAGGATACCACGTCTGCGCAGATGATGGCAAAGGTCGCAGAGTGTGCCAACATCTACCGCGGCACGCCGTACTGGTTAGACGCAGATAATCGAATAAAGACTATCAATTTTGCAAAGGCGGTATGCTCCGAGACGGCGCGGCTCGTCACGCTGGGGATTAAAATCCAGGTTGACGGCGGCGCACGCGGGGCGTGGTTGCAGGAGCAGATTGATAAAGCCTATTATAGCATGCGTCATTGGGTAGAGTATGGCTGTGCTTATGGCACGATCATTGTAAAGCCTAATGGCGGCGGGCTTGATATGTTTACCCCTCTGGACTTTTTCGTGACGGAGCAGGACGATAACGGGAATATAACGGGCGTTGTGTTTAAAGACAGCTATGCGGCTAACGAAAAGTTTTATACACGCTTGGAGTATCATAGGTTTGTCGAGACGAGGACGGAGGCGGGCGTGATATACCCGTATGTGATATCCAACAGGGCATATGTATCAAAGAGCAGCGAATCCCTCGGCGATCCTATCCCGCTGGAGCAGACAAAGTGGGCTGATCTGCTGGAGGAAACGCCGCCGATTCTCAAGGGCGGGAACGAAAGACTTGATTCCCCCATGTACGGAGTGTTCCGCACCCCTGCTGCAAACAACATAGATCTTTCCTCTCCGCTGGGAATGCCGATATACGCAGAAGCCATCGAAGAAATGAAAGACCTGGACATCGCATACAGCCGGAACGCCGGTGAGATATATGACAGCGAGAAGATCATCCTTGCAGATGACAGGCTGATGTTTGACAGCGGGACGAACCTTAACGGGCGCATCCCAGACGTTAAACTGCCGCATTATGTAAAAAACGTGTTCGGCAACAGCCCGGAAGAGTTTTACCAGGAGATTACGCCGCAGCTCAATACAGCCACACGCCTTGACGGAATCAATGCTCTCCTGTCCCAGATAGGGTATAAATGCGGGTTCTCGAACGGCTATTTTGTCTTTAACGAAGCGAGCGGCATCCAAACGGCGACAGGCGTGGAAGCGGAGCAACAGCGAACCATCCAGTTTATCAAGGATGTGCGGGACAAGTTGGAAAGTTGTCTAAATGATGCAATATATGCCATGTCGGTGTATGCAGATTTGTACGCGCTTGCCCCTGTCGGGGTTTATGAAGTGGTATACGACTTCGGGGACATCACATACAACCGCGAGGAGGATCGGGCACGCTGGTGGAGCTATGTCGCACAAGGAAAGGTGCCCGCGTGGATGTATTTCGTCAAATTTGAGGGCATGACAGAGGACGATGCGAAGGCAATGGTGACGGAAGCCCAGCCAAAGGAAACGGGGCTGTTCGGGGAGGAATAAGCATGGATTTTGCGATTGTAGGACAGGGGATCGGAGACATCGGACGCGTTGAGAATCGCTGGAATGAACTCTTTGATTCTTTGAAAAATGTAGAAAACTCGGTCAAAGAAATTGTAAGAATGCTGCGGGAAGTCTATGAAAAAATAGAAAGAGCAGTCGATGAAGTTATGATTGAATGGGAGAGACGGCGAAAGACACGAAGGTATATGGCATTAAAGGTCTTGAGTGTGTATACAGAGACAGATATGTTGGATATTAGGAGACTGTTAAGACGCATATATAGGGCGCGAAGCTGCTGCTAATAAGGAGAGAGTAATGGAACCGATAACCAGAGAAGAGTATTATCTTGCAAAGATTGCAGGGACATATGAGGGAAACACGCCGGAACCAGTGACAATTGAAGAATACTACCTTGCGACTATGGCAGGGGATTATTCCGGCAATACCCCGCAGCCCGTCACGAGATTGCAGTATTACATGGCAAAGGTAGCAGGAGTATGGGGCGGAAGCATCCCTGCGCCTGTGACACGATTAGAATATTACTGGGCGGCGATTGCCAGCGGAGAGGGGAAAGTCTTTCCGCCTGTGACACGAGAGGAGCATTTCTTGGTGCTGGTAGCCGATGCGTACAGCGTTGTGCTCACAGTCGTTACCGGCAACCCCGCCCTCTTGGAAAATTCAAAGGGGAATCGTGGGCTGGAATCCCTTACCCTATACGGTAAATCAACGCAGGGGAGCACACCCTCCCCGTCCTATCCGCAGGAGATAGAGAACGCAGGGCAGAGCGGGGAGATTGGAGTTCAGGTGTACGGTGGGAATCTGTTTGATATAAGAAAGGCAAGCCCTTTGGAAGATGCATATGGGCTCCAGATGTCACTAGACGGGGAATACATCACGGTAAAGGGTGTTACAACGACTACTAGGTACGGGAATGTTTCCTTTCGAATTTTAGGCTATCCAGTGAACTTGTATGGGAATAGGTTTAGTATGGATATTGTAAAAAATGTCGGAACGAGCAAAGAATACGTTTACACAAGTGCAACTGAAAATACTTTAGCACTCTCAGTAGTGGTGGACGCAAAGGCTGCTGTCGAATTAAAATTCCGGCTCATGGTAAATGCTGGTTCGACCGCCCTACCATACGAACCCTACAAGCCAGCCCAGACGCTCATCATTCCAACACCCAACGGACTGCCTGGAATCCCGGTAACATTCGACGGAAACTACACCGATGCAGACGGGCAGCAGTGGGTGTGCGATGAGGTGGATTTTAAAAAGGGAGTGTATGTGCAGAGAGTCGCAAAAGAAATACCTAACACAAGTTTAGAAGCAAGAGAGACGCCTGATGTTAAAGGGAGATATTCATTTACTAAAGCATTCAAAAATATATACAAAAATGGAGACTATAAGTGTCTGATTTCACACGGAATTTATGGAGGGTGGGGAACTAAAAAAGACACCTGGGCAATGGTTGGAACCGCATTTGTTTATTCACCAGAAGAAAGGACAACAGAGGATAAATTAAAAGAAAAAATCTTATCTCTGATAAATTCGGATAATCCGCTGACGTTTTTAGGGCAACTTGAAACACCGATCGAAAAACCTCTTACCACAGAGCAGCTTGCAAAATACAAGGCTTTGCGAACCTACAGCCCAACAACGACCGTGATAAACGATGCTGGCGCAGGGATGAGCGTGGGGTACGCAAAGATGAAATAAGGGTACGCCATAAAATGCGGGAGGTGGTAGAATGAACCTGGATACGAAAGTTGGGGACGTGGAGATTAAGCTCGATACGTCCCGCATAGACGATAATCTGCTGGAAGCCCAGAAGCTTTTGAATATGCAGGTAGTGGCGGACAGCGCCCCCTTCGTTCCATTCCGGCAGGGTGCACTAAGAAACAGTGTAAGATATCCAGACGGGGTATACGGCGGCATCGTTGAGTATGACACGCCATATGCTCATTATTTGTACAAGGGCGTTGTGTACGGTCCGAATATCCCGCTTAAAGACGCAGAGGGGAACATCATAGGGTGGACATCCCCTCCCAGCAAAAGCCCGACGCAGAGACGGATTAAATATCACGAGCCGGGAACAACGTCTGAATGGTTCGAGGAAGCCAAAAGGCGGCATAAAGACGACTGGCTGAATCTTGTGAGAAAAACGGTGGGGAAAGAGTGATGCTGAGACCAGAGTATTTTGAAGGGAAAGCTGACCGGATATTAGAACTCTATGAACGGCTGGAAAACTTTATCCTGCGGGATATCGCCAGAAGGATTTTAAAATCCGGGAAAATCACAGCCACGGCGGATAGGTTGCTGTACAGGCTGGAGCAGTTGGGGGAAAGCCGGGATGAGATACAGCGGCGTATCATGGAACTGACAGACCTGAGCGAAAAAGAACTGCGGAAGCTCCTGCGTGGTGCCGTGCTGACATCGTGGGAAGATGATGCGGTTACACTGTCAGAAATGGGTATCGCGGCGCAGCCTCCGCTTGAAAATGCACGGTATATGGCTGTTATTGAAGCAGAGTACATAAAAAGCCGGGCGGAGTTGAAGAGCCTCACAAGGACGACGCTGGAACAAAGCCAAAAAGACCTTGTGTCGCTGCTCGACGAAGCCGATGTAAGGGTAGCAAGCGGAGTGCAAAGCTATCCCGCAGCCATAGCGGATGTGCTGGATGCGTATGCGGGACGCGGCGTTATGGTGGATTACCCGACAGGGACGCGAAGGACGCTGGAATCTGCGGTACGATGCTGTGTAGTGACGTCAATGAACCAGACAGCGGCGCAGCTGACAAACAGGTATATCGTGGACAGCGGAACAGAGTATGTGTTAACCTCGGCGCACCTCGGGGCAAGAGTAAGGCGCGACGGGCAGCCCTTGCTTGCAGGTCATGACGAATGGCAGGGCCGTGTATTTAAAATTGACGGAAGCGAGCCTGGATATCCGAACCTGCTGGAATCGACGGGGTATGATATTGATCTAACCACGGGAGAAGGCAGGGTTGTGGATATGAGAGGGATGCATGGCTATAACTGTCGTCACGGGCATATGCTGTTTGACAAGCGGATGAAGAATCCGTGGAGGGACGCAGAAGGAAATCTGCTGGATGGAAGCGGAAATAAAATTACCGATGCTGAGAATCTAAAACGGTATGAGGACAGCCAGAAGCAGCGAGCTATGGAGCGCGGAATCCGAAAGACGAAACGACAGTTGATAGTAAAACAGGAAGAGCTTGCATGGGCGTCCGGCGCGGAACGGGAAAAGCTCCAGCAGGAATATGATAAGCTGGCTTACCGATTGCAGGGACAGAACAGGGCTTATAACCAGTATTGCGAAGAACATGGATTACAGCCGCAGTATGATCGGAATGCATCAGCGGGATTTGGATACCCGCAGCAAAAGGCAGCAAATAAAGGGGCAAAAAGATATGCGGAGAACGAACCGATTTGAATATTACAATCCAAACCCCTCGAAATGGCAAAGAGTAGGGGATTGCACTGTGCGCGCATTGTGCAAGGCTTTAGGGCAAGATTGGGATACAGTTTATGTTGGGTTATCCGTGTATGGGTTTTCATTGTCTGACATGCCAAGTGCTAATAGAGTCTGGGGTGCGTATCTGCGTGAGAATGGCTTCCGCCGGTATATCGTAGACGACCACGGACAGCATGTTTACACGGTAGATGATTTTTGCCGAGACCATCCAACGGGGACGTATGTGCTCGGGATAGACGGGCATGTTGTGTGCGTCAAGGATGGGCATTACTGGGACACATGGGACAGCGGACAGGAGATCCCGATATACTACTGGGAGCGATAGATAGGCGCTATGGAAACGATACAGGCTATACATCTTAATCTGGCACAGACACAATAACACAATAAGGGGAGTAATTTTGAAGGTATGTGATTTTACAGTATTTGAGTTGGATTTTTTCCGCGAATACTGCAATTTTACACCTGATGAACGGCAGCTTTTTGAATTACGGACGCAGAATATCCCGCTGGAAAGATGTGCGGAGATGATGAACGTGAGCGTGTCCACTGTGAAAAGAATGAGCCAGCGAATAAACAAAAAGATAATACGGGTATGCTGATTTGATACTTTTGTAAGCCTTTGATGAACTGTCAGAGGCTTATTTTTTATACCATAATTTAGCTATAGAAAGTTATTGAATTAGTCATAGGAGGCGCAGGCATGGCATTACCATATCAAGGGTATGGCTATAATCCGTATCAGTATGGACAAGTAAATCCGCTACAGCCGCAGATGGACAGGCTGGCGCAGATGCAGGCTCAGTATCAGCAGCCACAGCAGGTAAATCAGGGGATCCTGTGGGTGCAGGGCGAGGCTGGAGCTAAATCTTATCTTGTCGCTCCAAATACAAGCGTCCTTTTGATGGACTCCGAAAACTCTAATTTTTATATAAAGACTACCGATGCCGCCGGGATGCCGACGCTCCGCACCTTTGCTTACAAAGAGGTCACGGTGGGCGCGAAAGAGCCACAGAAACAGGAGGAAGTGAACTTAGACGATAAATACGTTACTCGGAAAGAATACGACGATTTGAGAAGCAAATATGAAGAATTATATAGTTATCTCGAAACGGCAACAAAGCCGGAAGGAGGCAGACATGGCGAATCCCTTGTTTGAGGCCCTGAATGGTAATAGAATGGCCGGAATGCTGGAACAGTTCCAGCAATTCCGAAAAGAGATGGAGGGCAGAAATCCGAATGAAGAGATTAACAGGCTGTTGCAGTCTGGCAAAATAAACCAGCAACAGTTAAATCAAGCCCAGCAGATGGCGCAGCAGATGCAGGGTATGTTTAAAGGCTTTTTTAAATAGTACACAACCGGGTGCACACGGTTTTGTAAATACATTATCGAAGGAGATAATTACTATGACAGACGGTTTAACCGCTTCTGATGTTGCCGTATTAACCGGCGGCACAGGAAAAAATGACGGCTTCGGCGGAGATTGGGGTGCATGGATTATCCTTTTCCTGATTTTCGGTATGTTTGGCTGGGGCGGCTTCGGCGGCTGGGGCGGAAATGGTGGAGGAGCAAATTCTCCTGCATTTCAGGGTTATGCAACCCGTGCCGATATCGACGCAGCGCTGTCCACGCAGGGAATCGAAAACGGGATCCAGAACCTTTCCGGCCAGCTTTGCAACGGCCTTGCTGGCGTAAACGCCAACCTGTCAAATCTGGGTTATCAGATGCAGCAATGCTGCTGCGATACCCGTGAGGCTATTGCTGGCGTAAACTACAACATGGCAGCCCAGACAAACATCCTACAGAATACCGTAAACAACGGATTCCGCGATGTAATTGACGCGCAGAACGCCGGAACACAGCGTATCATCGACCTGTTTACACAGGATAAGATCCAGTCTCTACAGACAGAGTTACAGTCCGCACAGCTCCAGCTGTCTAACAACGCACAGACAAACAGCATCTTAAATGCCTTGAGACCTACACCCGTTCCGTCTTATCCGGTAATGTCCCCGTACACGTCCATCGTCAACCCGACAGGCTTTAGCTTTGGCGCCGGATGTGGCTACGGAGGCAACACGGGATGCGGATGTTAAAACTTCAGACGGAGTATCTTCGTGGCATTTTGCCATGATGTTCGGCTGATGCCGTTATTCACAAAAAGGGGCAGGCTGAGAACGTCTGCCCCTTTTGAAATGAAGGGAGAATAAAATGATTGAGTTAGTAAACACAACGCCGGTCACGGTCCCCGTAGGGCAGTCTATCCCGTTTTCGGCAGTGGCAACAAAGGGCGGATGTGCAGAAAGACACAGGGCTGGAAGCGCGCAGATAACGCTTGTAAAGCCCGGTAGATATCTGATCACATTTTCCGGAAACGTCGCAGTACCGACTGGGGAAACGGTAGGAGAAGTGGCGCTGGGAATTGCCAGAGATGGGGAAATCCTCGGCGGCACGGTGATGCGTGCCACCCCTGCGGCAGTAGAGCAGTATTTTAACGCATCGTCCCAGACATACGTCGATGTGTTCTGTGGATGCTGTGAAAACGTTTCCATCAAAAACGCAGGGACAATTCCTGTGTTAGTAGACAATCCGAACATAACAGCTGTTCGGGTTTGCGGTTAAGGAGGGCAGACCATGAGTTACAAATTGATGCAGAATATCCGGGAAGAGCTGGATAAAATCGCGGAAAAAGGTCTGAACACAGGCAATCTTGAGACCGCATACAAATTGATAGACATGTTGAAAGACATGGAAAATGTGGAATACTGGAAGTGCAAAGAGGGCTATTATAACGCCGTTCTCGACGAAATGGAAGGCGGATATAGCCAGGCAGGAGACCACAGCGAGAGGCGGAAACGCGACAGCCGTGGGAGATACAGCAGGGATGATGGAATGAGCATGACGGCCTATGACGATGGATCATCCTATGCGCGACGTGGGGAGCACTATGTAAAGGGGCACTATAGCCGTGGAAACGGAAACAATGACCCTTATGATGATTACATGGAAAACAAGCAGTCTTATCGCAACGGCAAGTCTGAGGATTGCAAGCGGCGTATGCTGGCCGCTCTGGAAGAGCATATGGATGCACTGACGGAAGAGCTGGGAGATCTGTCAAAAGATGCAGACTGCCGAGAAGAGAGGGAGACCATTTCGCGGTATATCGAAAAATTACGAAAGATGATGTGAGTAAAGGCGGCGAGGAAACTTGCCGCTTTTGCTTTAAACATGGGTACGCCATAGTTTTTTTTGTTTGGTAAAATGTATTAAAGGCTATGGAAAGGAATGATCATTATGGAGATCAAAAGGGTATACTGTCCTGTCTGTAATAATAAAACGCGGTCAGCATTCCGCAAGGATACGACAGCGCATAATCTTCCGGTGTTTTGCCCGAAATGTAAAACGACCAGCCTCGTGAATATTGAAAACGGAAAGGCAGAGCCTATCGTCCGTTAAGTGCCAGACGCCAGACGCAGAGCCAGTGATTTGTAAGGATTTCTTACAGATTGCTGGCTCTTTTTTGTATTTGTATTTCCTCCTTTACAGCACACAGCCTTGCGGGAAGGTTGAAAATGCGGTTCGACTCCGTCTGTGTGCAATCCTGTAAATCGTAATTGCAGGAAAATCCATCCCATCTTTCTTTGTTTTTGCCACCGTGCATGGAAGCAGCCGGGTTCAAGCCCCGGCGCACGGTATAGGTGCATTGTTTAGACAGCGCCGATCATTACGCTTTTCGCCCGGTTCGCTACCCCGGGCGCTTTGTGGGATAGCTCAGGAGGTAGAGCAGCGGCCTTATAAGCCGTGTGTCATGGGTTCAATTCCCCTTCCCACAACTACCCCGCCCGTGGTTTATCGGGCTTAATCCATACCGCTGACGGGCGGTTAATCAATCACGTTTAGGAGGATAAAGATGCAGAATATTGAAGCAATTTTGACAGAACTGGGAATTGAGGTCTCGGCGGACAAAAAGGAAAGCCTTACGAAAAAGGTGGCGGAAAATTACGTCACGAAAGCTGAACATGAAAAGAAGCTGGGAAAGGCTGAGACTGACCGGGACACGTGGAAAGAAAAAGCTGAGACGGCAGAAAGCACCCTGAAAGGCTTCGAGGGCGTTGACCTTGAAACAATGCAGAAGGATTTGGCTGATTGGAAGAAAAAGGCCGAGGATGCCGAGAAAAACGCACAGGCGCAGCTGTATGAGAGAGATTTCACGGACGCTCTGAAAACGGAGTTTGAAGGAATTAAATTCTCGAGCGAAGCGGCAAAGCGCGCAATTATGGCAGAAGTCAAGGAGGCCGGATTAAAACTGAAAGACGGGAAAATCCTCGGACTGAATGACCTCCTAACCCAGATGAAGGAAAAGGACGCTTCGGCATTTGTTGACGATGAGCAGCAGAAAGCACAGCAGAATCAGGCACGCTTTACACAGCCGACAAACAAGCAGGGGCAGGGCGACGCGCTGACGAAAGACCAGATTATGAGCATCAAGGATGCTTCTGAGCGTCAGGCTGCAATTGCTGCGAACATGAGTTTATTTAATTAAAGCAGGAGGGCAATTATGGCGGCAAAGGCCAATATAATCGGAACAACAGATATACAGGTAACAGCCAGAGAGCTGGACTTTGTTACGCGTTTTGAACGCAACTGGCAGCATCTGCGGGAAATCTTGGGGATTATGCGCCCCATCAAGAAGCAGCCCGGCGCAGTGCTGAAAAGTAAATACGCGGAGGGGACGCTCGAGGATGGTGCAGTAGGCGAAGGCGAGGATATCCCGTATAGCAAATTTACCGTAAAGGAAAAGAAGTATAAGGAGATGACCATCGAGAAGTACGCGAAGGCCGTTTCGATTGAAGCAATCAAGGACCACGGTTATGACAACGCTGTCCAGATGACTGACGACGAGTTTCTCTATCAGCTTCAGGCGGGCGTGACAAAGAAGTTTTATGACTATCTGAAAACCGGAACGCTCACATCCGAGGAAACAACCTTCCAGATGGCACTTGCGATGGCAAAGGGCAAGGTTGAGAACAAGTTTAAGCAGATGCACCGGAACATCACCGGGGTTGTCGGCTTTGTGAACATCCTTGATGTGTACAAGTATCTCGGAGCAGCGAACATCACCATCCAGAATCAGTTCGGCTTCCAGTACCTGAAGGATTTTATGGGGTTCAATACAATTTTCCTCCTTTCTGACAGCGAGATCCCGGCTGATACGGTAATCGCTACACCGGTGGAAAACATCGTTATGTATTACATCGACCCCAACGACAGCGATTTTGCAAAAGCCGGCCTTGTGTACACCACCAGTGGCGAGACCAATCTGATCGGTTTCCACACACAGGGCAACTACAACACCGCCGTGTCGGAGGCGTTTGCGATCACCGGCCTTGTGCTGTTCGCGGAATACCTGGATGGCATTGCGAAGATTACCGTAAACGCGGGGGGTTGATGGCCGCCAGTACACCCCTAAATACTGACGGCGAACCGCTTTCGGGGGAAACAAGACGGAAGAGTAAGAGATAAGGAGGCTGACGAGATGGCATACACCACATTTACATTTTATGAACAGACCTATCACGGGAATGTCATCCCGTCGGATGAATTTGACCGTATCGCAGACCGTGCCAGTGACTTTTTGGGCACAATAACCTTTGACCGATTGGCTGACGGCTTACCGTCTGATGAAAGGGCGGCGACAAAGGTACAGAAGGCCGTGTGCGCGGTCTGTGACAAATTATATCAACTGGAGCTGGCAGAGAAGAAAGCGCTGTATTCCGCTGGGGGGACATCTTCCGGCGGGGCTGGCGGTGTTACTTCGGGAGTAATTACTTCCAAGTCTGCCGGTTCTGAATCAGTTTCCTACGCCTCCCCGTCTGAAATGGCAAACGGCGCAAAGGCATGGAGCGCGGTCTACCAGGCGGCCGGGGATGCACAGGAGACGAACAAGCTTCTGGCAGATGCGGCAATGCTTTATCTGGCAGGAGTGAAAAATGATGATGGCGTACCGTTGTTGTACGCAGGAACAAGGTAGAAATGGGTAACAATAAATTTTTAGCTTTATGCAAAAAGATTGTGGTTAAACAGGAGGATTAACTCATGGACATTACGACATTAGGAACTTGTGTGGCCATCGTGGCTATCTGCTATGTTATCGGTCTGGGCTGTAAGGCGGCGCAGAAAATCCCGGATGAGTGGATTCCGGTCATTATGGCGGTATGCGGCGGCCTTCTGGGTGCGCTGGGAATGAACATCATGCCGGACTTCCCGGCGACGGACTATATCAATGCTGCGGCGGTGGGCATGGTGTCCGGGCTGGCGGCCACAGGAGTAAACCAGGTATACAAGCAGGCAAAGAAAGCGTGATTTTATGGGCGGACGTGGCGGAAGTAGTGGGTTAAGTAACGAGAAGCCGGTTTCTAAGCTTATTGCGAAGGTGTACTTTAATTCTTCAAAGAAAAGCGACGCTTTAAGAGGGAGCGGAACTGTTAAAAAAGACAGTAAACTCGAGAAGGTCATTAATTCAGAAAACACTAGCTACTTTAAGTCAATCAAGACAAAGAGCGAAGCAGTAAAGACAATGAATTATATAAATGACAGATTAAGTGAGAGTAAAAGGAAAATCGCAAAACTTGGAAGTGCAGAGGCGTTATTTAAAAATCAAAGGCTTGCTATAGAGCATCGAAAATTAGTCAATGCCAGTACAGCCATGAGAGATGAAATGCACAAATTTTCAAAGGCATCTGAAAAAGGCGATACAAGTGCTTTGCACGATACAAGCCGTACTACCACCACTTATGACAGAGCCAGAAAGCGCAGAATGAAAAACTTTGATTCATGGTTCTTTGGAAGCGGAAAGAAGTAATCTATGGCAAACCGAGAGACAAGTATAGCTTACGAAAATCTGAACCGCCGCATCTTCTCTGGCGTCGGCGAATACGGTATACCACAGATAAAACCTGAGACATTCGAGGGTAACTGCGAATTTGTCGGTTTTAATTATGCCAGAGGAAAATGCAATAATCCAGAAGAGAAAGCTGTTCATTTCTTCTTAGATGATTACCAATTTGACGCACTATGGAGAAATCCAGACAGGTACGTGGACAAACTGAGCAAATTCCGGTACATTCTGACACCGGATTTCAGCACCTACACCGATTTTCCGAAAGCTATCCAGATATACAACCATTATCGCAAGCACTGGATAGGTGCATATCTGCAAGAATATGGTTGCCGTGTGATTCCAACAATCTCATGGAGCACACCGGATTCTTATGACTGGTGTTTCGATGGGGAGCCAGAGGGTGGAACGGTGGCGGTATCTTCTGTTGGCTGCATGAACAGCAAGGAAAAAAAGGCGCTGTTTTTGGCAGGGTATGAAGAAATGGTGAGGCGGTTGCAGCCGGAGACGATCATCTTTTACGGTTCTGTGCCAGAGGAATGCATGGGAAATATCGTGAGAATCCGGGCGTTTACGGATAAATTTAACGAAGCTCTTTGTGAAATGAGGGATACCGATGAATGATGCGATAGTGACAATATTCAATTTTTACGAATCCAGCACCGCCGCCATCTGGTATCCTCATGTGCTTTCCGGCGTGCATCTGGAGACTGACCGGGGGCAGATTATGAAGCTGTACGGTCCAGACAGTACAGATAACGCACAGTTACATATCCCGTTCGGGGTCAAGAACGGGAGAAAAATTATTGTTGATACCGTCGGAAAAGAATTGCCGTGGCTTCCGCCGAAGGAATGGAACAGACAGGTCAACGATTTGTTGCCCGACAGCATTACATTTAATCCGTCTACAGATTTTTTTATGGTAGGAGCATGGGACGGGGACAGTCCTGTGAACGATGCAGATTATACGGACAGGCGATATGAAGGGTTTTACGCGTTTATGAATACCGAAAAGGATTTTGTTTATCTTATATCGTCAGTGGGCGGACCATATGCGATAATTCCGCATTTTGAAATCTTAGGGAAGTAGGTGGAGGAAAATGGCTGAACCTATCGGGAATGATGCTACCGGCTATGATGTTTTGACGGCGGCAATGAAGTCGCTGCTTAACCAGTTTCCGGGGCTGTATCCGGATGAAGTAATTAAATTCGAAGAGCTCGGGTCTGAGGATGGCATTGCGTTTTCCAATGATTCCGGGGCGCTGGTGTATACAGAAAAAGAAGATATACTCGGGCGGATATATCAGGAATGCCGGTATCCCTGCTTTGTAGTATACCGTTCGACCACGGGAGCAAGAGAACGGCAGAAAATTACTATCCTGGAATTTCTCGACACGCTGGGGCGCTGGCTTTGCCGCGAGCCCTCCGGGATTGAAGGGAAAGAGTACGAAAAAGCGATATACCCAGATCTGACCGCAGGGCGGAAAATTGAGCGGGTAACACGCGGGAACGCATACGGGACACAGCCGCAGGAGAATGGCGTGCAGGACTGGGTTCTACCGGTTACGGTTTTTTATAAAAATGTTATCGAACCCGAATTTTAAGAAAGGAATAAAACGATGAAAAGACATTTGTTGAGACATTTTGTCGATGTAAAAATGGACACGAGCTCTGAGGGGACAGCGGCAGACTACCGGCTTCTGGGAACGGGTATTACCTCTTTAACAGAGGAAATGAACCCCGAGACGGAGACGGTGCAGTACATCAATCAGGAAAACGGATCTACTGACCTTAAATCCTATACGCCGTCCATCGAAATTGAAAGGCAGAACGTAGACGAAGAGGATCAGGATCTTACGGACTGGTTTAACAAGATGATAGACACGCTGCCCGTCGGAGGGGATGCCATAACATCCTATGTCCGCGTGAGAGTTTCCGGCGCTGGACCTGAATATCCGGCAGTCCGCCGTCGCTGCGTTGTGAGTGTAGGTGGCACAGGTGGCGATGCAGGGTCAAACGTGACAGATACACTGACTCTGGGCGGCAGAGGTGATGGAGAAGCAGGAACGTTTAACGTATCCACAAGAAAATTCACGGCGACGCCCGCGTCTGACAGGGCTTTAACGGAGTAAGGAGGACAAGATGGGAGCAGCAAGTTTACGAGTAGACAGTGGCGTCAAACGCATTGAGGTCAACGACAACGGCGATTATATTGCGGTCAACATCTCTGACAACAGTTTTTTTAAGCGTTTTGACGATTTTGTGGCATGGCTGAATGCAAAAAACGAGGAAGCCGATAGGATTGCTAATGATTCTTCCGGTGATTTCACGGAACGCTTCGGAGCGTATGACGCTTTATGCAAAGAGGCCTGCGCTGAGTTGGATTCTCTGTTTGGGAGCGGGTGTTGCAAAAAGGTGTTCCCTGACGTGGAATCCCCGGGAATGGAGCTTATCGCGGACTTTTTAGACCAGATCATACCGATTCTTCAGGGCTTCGCCACTGAACGAAATCAGAAAATCACAAGCAAATACAGCCCGAACAGGAAAGGGGCGCGAAGCAATTAAATGTGGAATGTGCTGCTTGATAAATTCCCAACAGAATATGAGGGTTTCCGCATAGACGAAGCCTTCCAGACAGGGATCCAGATTTCACAGGCTTTGCAAGATCCGGACCTGTCAGACGATGAAAGGTTGGCTGTAGCGCTTGGGCTGCTGTATCCGTCAGAGGATGGGGACGGCAGCCCTTCTTCTTTACCCGATTTAAAAACTGCCGTGGATGGCCTTAGGTGGTTTCTGAGCGGGTGGTATACCGACAACCGCCCGAAGGATGAGGACAAAGTTCCGGTAACAGATTTTGACATAGACCAGTGGCGCATCTATTCAGCATTTCTGGAGAAGTACGGAATCGACCTGAACCGGTCTGACATGCACTACTGGGCGTTCATGGGACTGCTGTCCACGCTCGGTGAATGCGCATACACGAACGTCATAGCCATCCGGCAGCAGAAAATAGACCCTAAGATGGACACGCGTGCAAAACAGGCATTGCAGGAGCAGAAACAAATATTTGCAATAGAGCGGGAAGAGGAACTGACAGAAGAGGAACAGGAAGACGTTGACGCTTTTATGAAATGGATCAAGGTAGGAGGCTGATATGCCGAAATATGACGGTTCGATACGGATAAACACAAAAATTGAAACAAAAGATTTAAACAGCCAGATGATGCGCGTGTCTAATGCCATAAAAAAAGACAGCGCGGCTTTAGATTCTCTCAATCGCAAAATGGAAGAATTTTCGCAAAAGAAAATCCCGACAGAAAAATTTGCAGAATTACAAAGAGAGTTAGAAAAGGCAGAATCCGAGTATTCAAAACTGCAGGCCCGTATGTCACAAAAGGGGGCGGCAACGTCTGAGTATAAATCTTTACAGAAAGACCTCGTTGCGGCGCAAGGAGAGCTGTCTAAGCTTGTAGCACGTCAGACAGACTGGGAAAACATGGGGGTACCTCAAACCGGCGGCGCATGGGACGTACTAAATGAACAGGTTGCAGCCGCATCCGACCGTGTAGATGATCTGAAAGAAAAGCTTCAGCAGATGGAGAACAGTGGAAAGGCGTATACCCCGAAGGTGGACAAGGCTCAACTGGATGAAGCGGCTCAAAAAGTAGATGAAATCAAGGAAAAAATAAACGCGGAGAAAGCATCCGGTAACGCGTTTGTATCCCCAAAAGATACAGAAGAATTTCAGAAGATGTCTGTAAAGGCGTCACAGCTTGCTGGGAATATAGATGTTTCAAAGCGCAGGCTGGCAGAACTTAACGCGAAGCAGAAGCCCATCAAAAAAGAATTTGACCGGATGAAGAATTCTGCCGATAAAGCATTTAAAACAGCCTCGTCCGGCGCGAAAAAAATCGCGGGGCTGTTCAGCGCCCTTGCGTCAAGGCTAAAAGGAATCGCATTCTCATCAAAGAAAAGTGCAGGGATGTTCAGCACATTTGCGTCAAGGCTGAAAGGTATCGCGTTATCGCTTTTGGTATTTAACTGGATAACAAAAGCATTTAATGCGATGGTGTCCGGAATGCAAAAGGGATTCTCAAACCTTGCAAAATATTCTGAGCCGTTGGCAAATTCATTTCAGACGCTAAAAAATTCCCTGGTTACGCTTGGAAATGCGCTTGCAGCTGCCTTTGCACCGATTGTCCAGATAGCAATTCCGTATCTAAATGCGCTTATAAACGGGATAACGCGGGCGATAACATACGTGGCGCAGCTTATTGCCATCCTCGGCGGGAAAAGCACATTCATCCGAGCGAAAAAGATACAGGATTCCTATAACGATTCCCTGAATGGAACAGCAGAGGCGGCAAAAAAGGCGGCCGGAGCTTTGGCAAAATTTGATGACCTGGATGTGCTGCAAAAGCAGGACAATTCCGGCGGCGGTGGAGGTGCGGGTGCTGATGGAGGATTTGAAGAAGTACCAATAGATAATAAATGGTTGAAAATAGCCGATTGGTTAAAAGAAATGTGGGAAAACAGTGACTTCTATGAGCTTGGTAAGTTCTTGGGGGAAAAGCTGAAAGAAGCTCTGGATAATATCCCGTGGGATGATATCAAAGAATCTGCTCGGAGAATTGCTCACAGTATAGCAACCTTTATCAACGGATTTATTGAGGTTGAAGGTCTTGGATACTCGATTGGTACAACGCTTGCACAGGCTATCAACACCGCATTTGAGTTCTTGAATGAATTTGTGCATACAATTCACTGGGATTCGATAGGTGCTTTTATTGCAGATACCTTGAATGGTTTTTTTGAAAGCATTGATTGGGATGTTATTTATGACACCTTTGTGACAGGAGCTAAAGGGCTGGCAGATGCGATCAATTCGTTTACAGATTGGTTTAACTGGGACAATGTTTCAAATACAATATCTAATTTAGTCAATACGTTTGTCGATACCGTGTACACATTTTTTTCAACCGCAGACTGGGAGGCTATTGGGGCCAATATAGGTCAACAGATTTCCAAAACTGTAAAAAATATTGACTGGAAAGCGGCAGGCGAGGCGTTTTCAAAAGTAGCTACATCTATTCTCGAAATGATAAAGGCGGGATTGGAAGAAATCGAATGGGATGAAGTTGGTATTGCAATCCGCGACTTTTTGGTAGGAATTGATTGGGCAACGCTTTTGAAGGATGTGGGCGACATCATTTCAGAGACACTGAACGGCTTGATTCATACAGCATATGCAGCTCTTGGCGGAAATGATGAAGAGTTTACAAAATGGCAGGAAAACAATCGAAAAGCTCGTGATGAAGCTGGAAAGACTTATGAGGAATTAGGGACAAAGGCAGAAGAATACTTGACCCGTCAGAGGAAAATAACAGATCCGTCAACATGGGATATTACTATAGTAGCTAGAAAAATGGCTCAAATTGCATCTGAAGCATTTGACGGTATGATGGAATCCCTTTCTAATTTCTGTGAAGCTGCTGGCACATTCTTGGGCGAAAAATTTACAGAAATCACAGAAAATGCCTCGTTAAAGTGGAGCGAGTTTAAGATATGGTGGGATGAGTTTTGGACAGAAATTTTGGAAAATATATTGCAGGTGTGGGAAAATATCAAATTATTTTTCGCGGAAACCTGGGAATCCATCAAAGAGACTGCAGGGGTAATTTGGACACCGATCAAAGAATTTTTCCTTGAAATCTGGGGAGAAATCCGTGATAAAGCGGTGGAGATTTGGGAAAAAGTAAGAAGCACATTTGAAGAAAAGATGAACAAAGTCAAGGAAAAATCGACGGAGATTATCAAGAAATTTGATGACTTCAAAACGAGTGTAAAAACAGTTTTTGAAGCTGTGAAATCCAAAGTCGAAGAAACTATCAAGCCGGTTATTGATTTGATTCAGAATTTTACAGATAAAATTCGTGCTGCAATCTCGGCGGTTAAAGACTTTTTTGCAAGTGGATTTGAAAAAGTGGGGGAGATATTCGGCGGAATATTTACTGGTGGAGGATCATCGCATACGCGAACAATGTCCACGCAGCCGTATGCCATAAGCGAAAGCTTTGCATCTCGTACCCTGCGAGATATCCCGGCGCTTGCATCTGGCTCGGTAATCCGTGGCGGCAACCCGTTCTTGGCGATTCTGGGCGACCAGCGGGCAGGGCAGACCAACATCGAAGCGCCGATAGGCACAATCAAACAAGCTGTATCGGAGGTAATGGCAGAGAGCGGCGGCGGATTTAGAACGGCGAAAATTGTCTTGCAGGTAAACGGGGTAGATCTGGCGCAAGCTACACTGCAGGATTTCTTATCGGAAGCAAGCAGGCAAGGATATGATCTGGAGGTGATCGGAGGATGATTTTTACACGCGGCATATACATAGATGGGGAGTATTTTAACATCCCCATCGTGTCCATAAAAAGAAACGCGGATTTCCTCGACAAATTCGCCGAAAGAGTTGAAGCGGGAGAGCTCCAGCGTGAATTGATAGGCGTGTATTTTAACTACACAATGTCGGTCGGGAAGAGCAGCTCGTTCCCGGATGGCGTATATAAACGTTTCTGGGATAAGGTTACAGAGCCCGTCCCATTCCATATTATTTCGCTGCCGTCAGATCCTGGTTATTACGAATACACAGCTTATATATCCAGCGTCTCTGATGAATACGAGAAGATAACACAGGATAGCGCTGATTATAAAGGGTTTACCTGCAAGTTTACGGCGAAAGAACCGGCAAGGAGACCATGATGAAAACAGAATTTTATGTCGAATACAATCTGTATGACACGACTGCTCTGCCTGATGCAAAAGAAAGCACAGAGAGCAATGCTGCTTTTGGGGATATGGGGCTGTTTAAGTCAAAAGGCAGCCCACCAAAATACGCTACACTGGAACATAATTTTTTCGTGTTGGATGGGAGTCTTAGCGAAATGCCAGACACGCCGACGGACATCCCATTTTTTTCGGATGTGCAAGCGGGCGCAGATGGAATTTTCACAAAACAGCCTGTAATCAGAATAGATTTTACCGAAAATCATACCTCTATCGGGCTGACTTTTCATTTTTCGGAAACATTCCCACTGGAGATGGAAGTGACATGGTACGACCTCGGCGGTACATATAAATCGCAAAAACGTTTCTTTCCGGACAAACTGAATTATTTTGCCGAAAACCAGGTGGAGGAATACGGACGCATTGAAATCCGATTTGTACGTGCCCTACCGTGGCACAATGTAAAGTTAAACTATCTCGAGTATGGCACAACGTTTATCTGGGGCCCCGATGTCATAAAAAGCGCGAAGCTTGTAAATGACACAGATCCTATCAGTAATCAGATTAAAACGGACAAACTCACGTTTGACTTTGTTGACACTGATGATGATTTTAATGTTGGAAACATTAACGGGTTGCACAAAACATTGCAGAAAAAGCAAAGAATGTTGCCATACGAAATCGTTGACGGCGTGAAGATGCCGCTGGGCGTGTTTTTTATGGAATCCAACAGTACCACCAAAAATGTCACCCAAATATCGGCGATCGACTACAAAGGGATGCTTGCTAATGTGGATTTTAAAGACGGGCGGATATACGCCGGAGAAACGGCGGGAAGTGTGATCGAAGAGATTATGACAGCGGCAGGGATTGAAGATTATACGGTTGAGGAAGAGGTGGCGCAAACGCCGCTGTATGGCACGCTTAAAATCCAGACCTGTCAAAAAGCTCTGCGTGAGGTATTGTTCGCTTGCGCTGCGATTATGAACACATCCCGCCGGTCTGGAATCGAAATACGAAAATCGACCAGAAAAATATCGACAACGATTCCGCGCAGCCGGAAATTTTCCACGACGTTAAAGGCAGATCCTTATGTGTCAGACGTAAGCGTAAAATATAAAACGTGGGTGTTGGACGCGGCGGAAAGCGAGATTACGAAAGGCACATACGATCCGGGGATACATACAATTCAGCTCACAAGCCCGGCAGCGAACATGAGCGCATCTGCTGGAAGGATTGTTAAACAAATGCCGTACTATGTTGTGCTGGAAATCGCTGGAAACGCCCGTGCAGAGGTCACGATCATGGGGCACAAATATGTTGGTACAGAGCTGGCTACACTGTCCAGAATCGAGCATATAAAGTCCGGTGAAGTGCGGAACACGAAAACATTTTCCGGAACGCTTTTGAATTACGAAAGCGCCAATAAGGTTGCTGACAATATCTTGGATTATTACCAACTCCAGCAGATCATCCAGACACGTCATTTGTCCGCAGAGGAAAAAGCGGGGGACTGGGCGGAGGTTGAAAATACCTTGAAAATGCACGGAAATTTTGTTGCCTGTATAGAATCACTTAGTGTTGACCTTACAGGTGGATTTGTGGGTACGGCAAAATGTCGTGGATATTATAAAATAACATCAGAAGAGTATTATTCCGGCGAGCTGTATGCTGATGAGGAGGTAGGGATTTTCTGATGGAATGGGTGTATGACCGAACGCAGGCGGACGTTGAACGGGTAAAGGTTTTGAATGATAAATACGCTGCAGGGACAATCTCCGAAGAAGAAAAAAGGGAATGGGCTGCCGGAATGAAGGGAGCTTTGAATGCAGCGGATTTGAACCGGATCGAAAGTAACATCCGTGAGATCGCTGAGGCTTTGGCGGTAAGCGTGACGGTAAAGATGTGGGGGGCGGATCAGGTTCCGCGAGTAAGTGATTTTAAACGGATCCGCGACAACGTGCAGCGGATCCGAGAGGCGTGGAATGCTTTGAAAGATACCCCTGCCACACCAGACCCGCCGCTGATTACTTATCAAAAATGGAACGCCATAGAACGGATCTTGCACGATGTCAAATATGTCTATGATCGAGTTGTGGGCAGTTATTATTATTGCGGCGATGAAATCTACGCCGGGGAAGGAATAGGAATTTTATAATGGCAGAAACGTGGTTTACTCCGAAAGAATGGAAAGCCCGCCTTGTGGAATTTGCAGGACGTAGGCTTCTGAGAAACGTTGCAAACGGAGAATCAACAACGTATGACGTTTCCCGCAGTGAGGGACAGGTATCGCAGGAGGGCGATGCGTTTAACACTAAAAACATGAACGACCTCGAGCAGCGAATCGCGGACGGATTTGCGAAGGCAAAGACCAATATTGATTCACTCAACGACAATGGTGCGATCAAAGGCATGGACGCTAGAGAGGACGGGGTTTATATCACATACTCCACTGGTGCTGATACAGTAACAAAAAAATTGGGTAAGACAGATCGGCATGTTATTAAATCAGGGGTTGGAAATGGATCGTTTTCTGTTGCCCATATATCCGGCTATGAAAAACTGACTGCAGAGGACTTTGCTTTTGTAGTTACAAATGCCAAAACATCGAGCTCACATAGAGATAGCGACTATGGAGGTAGGGCAGCTTATGATCCTGTTGCCACTTGTTCGCCTACCTTGAGCTATGATGCATCAAGTGGGACTATCACAATTACCGGATGTGCAGGCAGTAATTCTGTGAACGGACCAGCAAACTCTGTGGAAAACAGAGGGGTAGGATTAACCGGCACAGTGTATTTTTACGGGGATATGTAGAAAAAACCTAAAATACTAACAGAAAAGAGGTAAGAATATGAGAAAAATCGTATTTAAATCTGGGAAAGAATTGGAGATTGATGGAATTGTCCAAAGCGGGAAAACCTTGCAAATCTCTATAAAAAGCAGCGATACAAAAAGCATAATTGACATGTTTTCGAACGCTGAGAATACGGCTGTGATGCGATATTATGTTGGGACTGACCTGATATGCGGATATGCTGGGTTTAAAAAATTCGTGAGTTTGAAATATACGCCTGACGTGATAGCGTCCATCAATTACGAGCAGGAGGACGCAACCACAGAAAGCGGGTTTGTGGAATCCCATGTGGCTGTATGTACGGTGCATATGGAAAAAGCTGAAGAAGCAGGGCTGCCGGAGGGACTGACTGATAAAGTCGCAAAACTGGAAAACGATGTGTCCAGCATCACGTCCGGCATCAACGAAGTTAACGGAATCTTGGAGGGCGAATGATATGTTTACGGAAAAAGCGAAAGAAAATCTCCTGGCAATGCTAGAGCAGGCTAAATTCAGCGCTGCGGACAACACGGATGCACAAGCTTTACGCGTGCCGTCATTGTACCCTGAATGGGAAGCGCTGGAGGCCGGAACACATCTGACAAAAGGGCGGCGGTGCACTTATAATAAAGTGCTGTACAATGTCCTGTCTGACCACGATAAACAGGAGCAGTGGACTCCGGAGGCGGCACCGTCCCTGTTCGCAAAAGTTCTTATCCCAGACCCGAACGTAACACCGGACTGGGAGCAGCCGGGAAGCACAAACGGATATAAAAAAGGCGATAAGGTAAAACACAATAATAAGGTCTGGGAATCTCTGGTCGACAATAATGTATGGGAGCCGGGAGCCGTAGGAACGGATAGTGTATGGAAAGAAGCCAGCGAATGAGAAAGGCGTAGGAAATGCTTATTGAACTGATAGAAAAGGCGGAAAATGTTGGGTGGGGGACGATAGCGGTTGTGATCGCTGGTGTGTTTATGTTTATCCCGACTATCGTGGAAAGCTGGAATAAGGTCCTTGACGCACTGGGGTTGGTAAAGAAAAAGAATCTTTTCCGGAAACAGCGTGAAAAGGAGATCGCAGCAGTCTATTCACATATCGAGGAGCTGCAAAGTGGAGTCGTGTCAAAGCAAGAGGAGTACCACCAGCAATCTATTACGATCAGGGACAATCTTGCCAGAAGGCAGGACGATTTGTACGAAAAACAGATTGAATTGAAGCAGGATGTAAAGAATATAACTCGGATGCTGGAAGAGTACATCCAGAAGGACAACGAACGCACGATTGCTTTGCTACGTACAACTCTGTGGCGGCTACATAAGGAATTTACATCACAGAGATATGTGACGCCGGACGGATTAAAGACCTTCCGAGAGCTGGGGAATGTGTACGAAGCTGCCGGCGGGGATGACATTTATCACGAAAAGCTGCAGCCGGAGGTGTTAGCTCTAGACATCAAATATCCGGATGGAAGCATATACAAAATTAAGGAGGTATGACAATGAAAAAGATTGATTGGATGCGAAAACTGACAAGCAGAAAGCTTTGGATGAGCGTGGCATCATTTGTGACGCTGATGATTGTGGCTTGCGGAGGGACGGAAAATGAAGCCACACAGATCTCTGCGCTGATCATGGCTGGTGCTACGGTTATCGGCTATGTCATCGGCGAGGGTTTGACAGATGCGGCAGCTATTGAAGCAGACAAGGAAGGATAAGGTGATCCGATTATCTCCCGCGCAGGGTTAAGCGTGATTCTGGGGCGGCTTTGGTCGCCCTCATAAAATAATAAGGAGACCAGAATATGAAAAAACTTTTTATTTCACAGCCGATGAAAGGCAAAACAGATGAGGAAATTTTAAAAGAGAGGGAAAAAGCAATTGCCAGCGCAAAGAGAAATTTTGCAGAGAGCGAAGAAATAGAGGTTATTGATTCATTTTTCCAGAGCGCTCCTGCGGATGCGAGACCTCTGTGGTTTTTGGGAAAATCTTTGGAATTGCTTTCTACGGCAGACATTGCATATTTTGCAAAAGGCTGGGAAAACGCAAGAGGATGTCGCATCGAAAATACTTGCGCCATTGAGTACGGAATTGCTGTGATTGAAGATTATACGGAGGATTGAAAGTATGGGAAGCAAAGAATTTTTGGAAAAGAGCAAACAGATTGTCGTTGACTATTTCAACAGTCATGCGGACAAAACCGACCAGAAGCAGATTGCACAGGATGATGTATATGTGGTCTGGTACTGCAAGACGCTTCAGAATCACAAGGCGCTGCTGAGCACAACTGTTTCTGACGGGATGTATTATGAAATCACATATAATGGGGACAAGCAGGAAACGTATGTAGACGCATACAAGAAGTGGGAGAACTTTGTGGTGAGGTAATACTTATGTGGAAAGGGTTAGACGTATCAGATAATCAAGGTGCCATAGACTGGGCACAGGTTGCAGCGGCAAATGTTGCATTCGCAATCCTGCGCAGTGTGCGCCGATCAGGCAAGACAGACCATCAGTTTGCTGCAAATTTGGAAGGCTGCCGAAAGCACGGCATTCCGATAGCAGTTTATAAATATACCTACGCAGCCACGCCGGAAGTGGCGCAACAGGAAGCGCAGCAGATCGTAGCATTATTGCGGTCTTACGGGCTGACCGGCACAATGGTATGGTGGGATGTGGAGGACAAAGATGCGCTGCGACCGCTGGGAGTTGAGAAGCTGACAGAGTGCATCCGTGCAGCGCAGGAGGTCATCACAACGGCAGGGTACGGATTTGGTCTGTATATCGGGTTGTATGTTTATAAGGAGCGTTGGTTTGACTTTAATGCGTTTGCTGGGACACGGTTGTGGATAGCACGCTATTATCGCGGATATCGAACGATGCAGTTTGATGACGAGCCGGATCAGAAATACAAGCCAAATGTTGACGGAGACATATCTGTATGGCAGTACACGAGCTGTGGGGAGATCCCAGGTATCAGGGGAGATGCAGACCTTGATATCGCATATGATGATCCTGCGGAATGGACGCATCCTGCAGCGGAGCCGGGAGTGATTTACACAGTATCCGTAGCTGATGTATGGACACGCGAGCAGGCAGAGGTTATCCGGCAGCAGTTTGCGGCGATGGGAATTAATGGGATTGTCCATAAGGTTAAGATCTTGGAATAAAGATATAGGCCGAGAGAACATTCAAAGTCCTCCCGGCCGCAGGCTATGATGAAATGATGAAGCGGCTATGTCCTGATAAGATTATCTTTTATGGATCTGTACCAGACGATTGCAAAGGTGATATAATCAGGATAAAGCCGTTTAGCGATAAATTTAACGTTGCGGAGGTGGCGGCATGGTGATAAATTTACAGTTTTTCGGAGGACGTGGAGGAAGCAGCGGTTTGGGAAAAATCGGCGGCGTTGGGCTGGATGTTACGTATAACGGAGAAACGACACGGTATTATTTCGAGAAACACGGAAATCAGAATTATTATTCGGCGGGGATGGGAGGAATGGCTGAGCCAACTCCACAAAACATGACACCAGCAGAGTTCAAACGCCGGGTAGAATCCAATGGGGCAAAAACGGCACCAGTAACCGCAGCAATGTAGAGGGCAGATGAAAAAAAACATGCAGCATACCGAAAAGAAATGGATACGTTTTTAGACAGAGCGTATGCAAGTGACAAAACGTTTGTGCAAGGATCGCGTAATGCAAGAAAAGCCAACCGGGCGAACAGACGAAGCCGCAGAAGATAATCTCGTAAAGTAGACGAGCAGATGTCAACTAAAAAGAGGGAGGACAAAATGAAAGTAGACTTACAATTTTTTGGCGGTCGCGGAGCTGCTTTAAACGCAGCCGGAAGTGCGAAAAAAAAATAGAGGGGGGATCATCGATCCATCTGCAGAGCCCAGGGAAATAGAAGCAGTATATAGAGAATCACGCGGGTATTACGGGTCTTATTACAAGAACGAGATTTTGCAGGCATCTGCTGATGATCGTACCGGGGAGTTATCTTTTGACTATGCTACTCCTGAAAAACGCGAAAAGACATCTAAAACAAATAAAACGCAGTATCTTACATATAAGTTAAATGCTGGCGCAGAGGATGGAGACACGTTTGGTATCAACTGGGACAAGGTTAAAGCTGTCTCGGGACAGACGTATGGCATCCGTGCAGAACTGAAAGAACGCGGTTTTAAATGGGATGGGAAAACAAAAAAGTGGAGGAAAGAGTAAATTTTCCGACCAAAGACATACAGAAAAACAACACCGAAAAGCAGGGCTCTTATGGGCTCTGCTTTGTTTTATAAAATATGTGCTTTAGTATTTACAAATGGCGTGCTTTAGTGTATTATAATCGCATAAGTAACAAAAAAAGGAGACGAAAAAATGAAAAAGAGATTCAAAATTGAAGGGTATTCCTTCAATTTAAAAAAAGAAGTCAGTAGGATCTATTACGAGGATGAAATATTCATTCACGAAGGAGAAGCTGCAGCCTTGAATGGCGCGTGTATTTGCGTAGCCAATAGGTTTAGAGATAATCCGAGATTTAAAGAAGGTGAGTATACACTCACCGAAATAACTGAGTAAAAACAGCAGGGGCGTTTCTTCCCCTTCTGTTTTGGAAAGGATTGAAAATGGGGAAAAAAGAAAATAAGACACCTGAAAAGCAAATCTGGTACTCGCAAGAGTACCAGAAAAAGAACGACCGCGTGAATGTCGTGTTTCCGGCAGGCACACGGGAACGTATGGAAGCTTTGGGTATTAAAGCTGCAGCTCCTTTTATAAAAAAGGCAGTCGCAGCTGAACTGGATCGGCTGGAAAAAGAAAATGAAAAAGGAGAAGAAAAAATGGAAAAATTTAATCATTATGGAATTGAGGTTATTTATCAGATTATAGACAGACCTTTTGAAGATGTCTTGAAAGAAAACGGAGTGGAATATACCGCGCTTCCGTATATCGATGATATCGTATTTAAATACGAGAAAAACGGGCAGCGGAAATATGCATACATCGAGGTAGAAAAACTCCCTGATGATTACGCGGAGCGCGTATATATTACTTCAGAGATTCCGGAGGATTTGAGCTGGAAAGGAATCGCAGAGGATTACCGGAATCAGAAATCCGGCGAGAGACCGGCAAAACTACATACGCGGGCATACATGATCTTTTCAGCGGCATACAACGATGCGCTCCGGAAAATGCCATTTACTTTTGACCTGAACGCCGCACCAGGGAAAAGAGACATTGCATACGCGCTCATAAAGTACTATGTGAGCATAGATGATCTAAAGGAGATGGATCATCACGATTGCCCGATGATCGATGAATTTTAAAAGTTAGGGACAGCCGAAAAGCTGCCCCTTCTTTTTTTATCTAACTTTTACTATTTGCTGAAGCGGAAGAAGCAGTAAAAAACGGAGATTTTGAAAAGTGGCGAATAAAAGAAAACCAGAATAAAGACATAAGCTGAGAGGGCAAGCAAAGTCCTCCCAGCTTTTTATTTTTTGATGATGTATGACACGAAATATGACACAAAGCAAAAAGAACCTTGATCTCTCAAGGTTCTTTTAGTCGGAGTGACAAGACTTGAACTGGTTTGCATAATGCTTTGAAATTCCTTTATTTGCTTGGAATGCTGATTTTAAAGCATTTCTTGGATATATAGTAATATTATTAAAAGTATATATATGTACGTTAAAATATTAAAATAAACAACAGTATGACACGAAATATGACACGCTTACAGAGAATTGAACATCGCGTCAAAATGACCGTTGGTCTTATTTGACATCTTTTCGCGCTGGTCTTCCATCGCATGGCGGTAGACGTTTTTTAATGTCCCATCATTCCCCCAGCCGCCGCGCTCCATAATATAAGCATCTGGAACCCCGATTGCGTGCATGATAGACGCGCAGTAATGTCGGCAATCGTGGAATCGGAAGTGCGGCACTCCAGCATGCTTTAGGACGTGGTTAAATCGTTGGGTGATCATATTCGGGTTGAGTTCCGTCACTCTGCCGTTGCCTTTTGGAATCTGGTCCGTAATAAAGGAGGGAAAATCTATAAAACGGTCTCCAGCATATGATTTTGGGGATTTGATAATGTACTTTCTGTTTTCATCTAGAACCATGTTGCGGTGCACATGGACGCGTGTCCCAGCTATATCACTTCGGTCAAGCGCACAGATTTCCCCGCGCCTCATGGGGCCGAAGGCTGCCAGTAGGATTGGGATTTCCATTTCTGTCCCTTTGGCTGCCTCCATAACCTTTTTTATATCATCATCTGTCGGTACATAGAGCTGCGGTCGAATCTTCTGCGGGAGAACGGTGTTCAGTGCAAAATCGGGGCGCGTCTCCCTTAATACGGCACTGATTAGAGCGTGGTTATCCCGGACGCTCTTCGGGGAGTGCCCTTCGGTAAACGCATTGACATGCCTCTGGATATCCTCCTGGGTTATGTCATCTATTCGGATATCTTTCAAGTCCTTATAATTTTTCCTGGCGCGTTTATATTCCCGGACGCTGGAAGGGGACAGCACGACAGACCTTTTTTCGATGTAGGCCTCAAGGGCTGCCTGGAAAGTTAAGGAACGCGGAGCAGCAGTTTTTTTTGAAACTGCATAAGCAGCGGCGGCAGCCTCAGCCTCTCTCTTTCCTGCGGGCTTTGGATTGTCAGACGTGAATGATTTATAGTGTTTTTTCCCGTTTTCGTCTGTGTAGTCGTAAACACGGCATCTCCATGATCCAGACGGGAGTTTTTTTGCTGTTGCCATAGTTAATCCTCCTTTTAGGTATAAAAAATACACCTATGCAGGTGTAGGAGGCTGTGGTATACTTTTCTTGCGAGGGAAAACATACCACCACCTCACGTGCTGTATAGTTTTCTTTATTGCCCCGGTGTTACCAGCATCGGGGCTTTTTATTTTTTAATTTGTTATTTCTTCAATATCTATCTGGTATCCAAGGATTTCTCCCATATCTTTACAATATCCTTTTACTGTGATAGGGTCGCCCTTTTTCATATTCATAATCAGTTCTTTTTGTGTCTCGGAAGTCATGTAACATTGGATTGTTGCCAACGAAAACTGTTCCGAATCAATCGAGATATATTTCCCGGAGCTGTCGATTGTGCCTAATGTTCCAGTGATTTGCAGATATTTATCAAGGTAATCATTCTGTGCTTTCATCGCGTTGCTGTTCAGAGCATCAACGAGGTCATCCGCAGTTACCTCAATATATTCTTTCGGAATTTCCGTTTCGATTGGATCGGCTCCTTCTGATACGTCGCTATTTGAATTTTCTTGCACGACTGTGGGCTGTTCTGCATCGTTGCTATCCGATTTCGGAACAAAAAGAGTTATGATCATAATGATTGATATAACAAGTGCGGCAATCCAAAGCCCCTTCTTGCGCTTTTTGTTTTTATTCTTAACAGCGTCGATTATAATTAAAATAATCGAGATTATGGATAAAGGTGCAAATATTAAACTAAAAAGTGAAACAACAAAAGCAGCTATGCTCAACCCTGTGTTTGTTTTTTTGTGGTATCGCTCGTCTGGAGCTGGTCGTTCAAATTCTGCTGGCTCCCATTTAATAAATCGTTTGGCGCTCCGCAGTTTGGACATGTAGCTGCCTTTTCTGAGTATTCTTTCCCGCATTCGGGGCATTTGATAAGTGCCATTTTCTTATCCTCCTCATATGATATTTTGTTTGTTAATCGCCGCAGCGATATAACCGTGTGTAACATTCTGTCAAACCCTGCGCTGGCTGTCGTTTTTTGCCGCGTAGGTTCGACGCTTCACCGCGTTTCCCTGTACGCATCTGTTGAAATATATATTACCTTGTGTTAATATATAATCAAACAAATGTTCGTGTTGGGAGGGATGCACGATGGACTACAAAAAACTCATTGCCGAAATGGTAAATAATTCAAATGACATTAAAATGCTCGAATTGGTTTACCGTTTCTGCAAAAAGATCTTGCGCTAGGGGATAACACCCCTAGCCTTTTTTGTGTGACAAACTTTCCGCAAGCTTCTCGAGAACTTCCCATTCAGTATCGTCCAGCTTTGCCAAAGCTTCTATAAGGCGTGTCCTGAACGAATCTTCTTCCTTTATTAAATCGCCCACGAAGTCAGTTATGATTTGACTTCTTTCTAAAGGCTGAATAATTTCTCCGCGTTCATATCTAAGCCATTCTTCATTCACATGAAATTTCTCACTTATATCGTTGATCACGCGTTCCGTAACTGAAATTCTCCCTGATTCTATATTTGCGATATTTGCCCTGGAAAGACCTAATGGCTCTCCTAATGCTTCTTGCGTTATATGCAATATATCTTTTCTTAAATAACGAATCCGCTCGCCTATATTCATTAAATTCACCTCCTTGCAAGAGTAATTATATACCATAATGAAACGTTTGTAAAGCACAAAATTATTCTAAAAATGTATTGACAAGCACATAAAAAACCGTTATAATGTGCTTAACAAAACAAACAAGGAGGTTGAGCATTGAGCGAAAAAGAAAAGGACATAATCGTCACGATCGGCAAGGCGCTTCCTAATATGTCCGAAAGAGATAAAGGATATTTTCTGGGATACGCCGAAGCGCTGGCAAGCAAAGCAGGCGTGAAAAGGAATGCCAAAGCTTCTGCGAAAAAAGAAAAAGCAGTAAGCGGCGAAGAGGGGAGGTGAGAGAAATGAGCGAGTATTTAAATAGGGAATGTGACCGTGTCCCTAAATTTCGAATGGAAATGACAGGGAAGCGGGGCGTTGAAATCTGGATTGACGGGGTAAATATATCACAGGGAGTTCGCAGTGTTACATTTTCAGCGGAAGGCTGTGAAAAATCTCCGGTATTAAATCTTTCGCTTGACGTTGGAGATTTCAGTTTTTTGCCTGAACGAAACCTAATATCAAGGGCAGAGACAAAAAAACAATCCACTACCCTTGATACTATTAAGGATTCTGTTAGAGAAGCGTTAGAGAAGTGAGTATGACATTATAACCCACTGACGATTCACAGAGATGAATCCGGCTTGTTCTAACTCATCCAGATAACGTTCTAAATATTCAGGAGGGAATCCAAAAGAGCAAAAATCTTCATCATGGAAGTGATTATTTTTTCGTTCTCGGTTTTCTCTCATAAAATTTAGAAGTTTTTCAGAATTTGTCTGCATAGAATTGCTCCTTTCTTTTGTACTCGGCTCTGGCGGGAGCCTGTGAGTACAGTATAGGACGGGGATAAGCAGGAAGCAAGAGATAGGAGGTATGGACATTAACGAAAGAGAAGACAGCTTTGCAGTAGAAGTAATCGAAGAAGCAAAGCAGGAGACAAAGAGATGGCGCATAGCGTGGGAAATCACGATGGCCGCGCTGATTTTATCAAATCTATATTGGATGTGGAGGTGAAAGAGATGCCGAAAACAAAAGCACTTGGGGTGTATGCGGACCGCAAAGAAGCCGTCCGGCGCGTCATCAATGTCGGACTGGCACGCAGCGGGCTGACAGGGAAAGACCTTGACCGCCGGAACATAATAAACAGAAACACCCTCGTAAAGCGGAAAGCAGAGGGCGAAACAATCCGGTTGGGAGAGATCTGGGCGCTTGACAGAGTATTACATTTTACGGATGACGAGATCTTACAGATGTTCGGGAGAGAAAGAAAGTAAGGTGAACAAGCTATGGAAGATGTAATGTTTGGGATCGCGACAAACTGCCTGACAGCGGCAGTGATCCTGTGGGAAACCACAGACCTGCAGTGGTTCCCAGCGACGCTGGCAATTACCGCAGCGGCAGCGTTTCTGATCGGCGCGCGGGAAATGGTCAAAAAAAAATGATGCAGAGCTGTAATCTTGGGGGACTGGCTCTGCATCGGATGATCTTTTGTGGAGATCATCTTTATTATAAGACAAGAATGGAGAGAATGCAATGATTTTATCAGAAGATGGCAAAGTGAGAATTATGGGGACGGGGTTGAACGTCCTTAGAGATTTTGCAGCAGCGTCTGCGTCGGTAACGGAAAGCCTATTAGATGCTGAGGTATCGTATGAAGATGCGAAGAGTATCATGAAAAAAACGCTTTACGTTGGCATGATAGAAGCACGTAAGAAAAAAAATGAAACGATACCAGAGATGGAAGAGATGAATAAGGCCGTGAATGAGTTTTTTGATAAATTCCGCGACATGTGGAAGGATGAGTAACATGTATACAGAACAGCCGATAGATGAATACAATGAAAGCCTGGATACGGGAACTGAATTAAAGGCGCATAAGCGCCTGAGAAGAATAATGCGGATAACGCAGGAGATTGAACAGGAGGAAAACAAAGAAGATGAGCACATTATATGAGATCACAGGGCAGTATTTGGAACTATATGAAATGATGGAATCAGCGGATGAGTTGGAGATGAAGGTTATCGAAGACACGCTGGACGGCATGGACGGCGAACTAGAAGAAAAGGCGGAGAATTACGCAATCATTATGGCGGAGCTGGATTCGGAAGCCGCGAAGTTTGAAAAAGAAGCTGATCGCCTTGCGGCGCGCGCGGAGCAGTTACACGGACGGAGCGCGATGCTGAAAGACAGGCTAAAGAGAGCAATGGTACTTTGCGACCGGAAGAAGTTTAAAACAAACCTCTACTCGTTTGCAATCTGCAAAAACGGCGGCGTCGCTCCGATGGAAGTGGATGATACGGCAGTCCCAGACGATTACATGAAGAAAATCCCTGACACGTCTAAGATTAGAGAGGCATTGAATGCAGGAAAAACCCTCACATTTGCTGAATTGAAGGAGCGCGGGGAGCATCTTCGGATTAAGTAGGAGGCGGACATGAATAAATTTAGAGAGCTGAGGGCGGATGAGATTGAATGCCGCGTGTCCACAGTAAAAGAGAACGGCTGCTCACTATTGCTGTATAAGGATGCAAGATGTGACATGAACATCCTCGACGAGGCTGTAGGCCCGATGAACTGGGAGCGGAAGCATACGCGGGATAATGCGAATTGTACCGTAAGCATTTATGACAGCGAGAAGCAACTTTGGATATCAAAAGAGGACACGGGCATAGAATCCTTTTCGGCAAAGGAAAAAGGACTTGCATCCGATAGTTTTAAACGCGCCTGTTTTAACTGGGGCATAGGGCGAGAGCTGTATACTGCGCCGTTTATATGGATTCCATCTGATAAAGTGCAAATATCCGGGACAAAGCCTAAATTTACGACATACGATCGTTTCCATGTCACGCAGATCATTTACAAAGATTCCCGGATTGTGGCACTTGCTATTAAAAATACCTCCATTAACAAAATGGCTTTTGTGTATGACATAAGGGGCAAAGGAAAATCATGAATGCGTTTGTGAGGATAGAAAAGTACAAGGACACCGAAAAGGGGACAGACTTAATTATCTCCGTCCCGATTAAAGGTCTCGGCGAGGTCCTTAGTCAAAAAAAGATAAAAGATGCAGAAATCCGGCTGGATGATGGACGGCATATATCCGCCGAGCAGCGTAAAAAGGCATATGCGACGATCCGGGACATAGCATCTTATACTGGCTATCTTCCAGAGGAGCAGAAGGAGTGGTTGAAATACTTACATATCGTGAAAACAGGATGCGGATATTTTAGCCTTGCAGACTGCTCTATGGATACGGCGCGGGAGTTTATTAACACCATATTGGAGTACGCGGTGGAAAATGGAATCCCATTAACGGATAACGCTGTGGAACGTACCGATGATATTAACCGATACCTGTATTTTTGTATAAAGCATAAAAAATGTGCGATATGCGGAAGAGATGGGGAAATACATCATTGGGATGCTATCGGCATGGGGAACAACCGCAATACCCTAGACGATTCGGACCATCGAAAGATATGCCTATGCCGGGAGCATCACACAAACGCGCATCAGCGTGGAAGGGAGAGCTTCCAAAAAATGTATAAAGTATATGGAATTATCTACAAGGAGGATGAGGAAAACGAACAGCAGGAACAAGGGCGCGAGTGGAGAACGAGAGCTTGCGCGGAAACTGAAGGAATACGGCTATGAAGCGCGCAGAGGACAACAATACTGTGGTTCGAACGGCGACGCTGATGTGGTTGGGCTACCGGGGATACACATCGAATGCAAGCGGGTAGAGCGCCTGAACCTGTATGATGCTTTGGCGCAGTCTGTTGCGGATGCAAAGACAGACGAGAAGCCGACCGTATTCCATCGAAAAAATAATTGCGGCTGGCTCGTTACCATGAGATTTGAAGATTTTATGGAGTTATACGGAGATAGCCAGTGATGGGTTGAAACACCCGCCAAAAGGCGAAAGAAACTACTGATTCGGGACTTGTTGGGGCGTATATATCACGGGCATGACAGGATACCTCCTGTTACCCCAGCGCCGGGGGCAAGCGGCGCACACCCCACAGGGAGAAAGATCATGAACATTTTAGATTACATCCCGACCGGGCATAAAAATGCTGTTTCCAGACGCTGGCTGCAGACCACAACGCACATGAGTGATCGGATGGTGCGGCGGCTGATCGCAGAAGTAAATAAAAACGACTGCGATGCGGAGCTGATTATCAATCTGCAGGATGGTAAAGGGTACTTTAGACCGGCGGAGGATGAAAAGAATCTGGTTCGCAACTGGATGGCAATAGAAAGTTCCCGAACTGCTGAAAATCGCATGAATGTGGATGCAGCGAAACGATATCTGCGAAAAGATAAGAAGCCACGCGAAAATGAGTTGGAAAAGAACCAGATCACAATGGATGAATGGCTTGCGAGCCTGAATGGAGGCGGATAAGATGCCAAACAGGATTTTAAAAGAATCTATCTGCCGATCAGATACGATTGACCAGCTCAGCTGGTTTGAAGAAGTCCTGTTCTACCGCTTAATCGTAGCGTGTGACGATTATGGAAGATTTGACGGAAGACCTGCGATTATCCGCGGGACATGCTTTCCGCTAAAGGATATTACAAATAAGACGATTGCTGATGCCCTGCAGAAGTTGACGTCTGTAGGCTTGGTCCGAGAATATTACGTTCAGGGACGACCGTACTTACACATGGCAACTTGGGGAGATCACCAGCAAGTGAGAGCAAAGAAAAGCAAATATCCAGCGGAAGAAAGCAACTGCGAGAATCTGATATCAGATGATATCAATTGCAATCAGATGATATCGAACGATTGCAATAGTCCCCGTAATCCAATCCAATCCGAATACGAATCCAAAACAATATCGCGCGAGGAACCAGAGCGGTTTGAGGACTTTGTCGCAGCGTACCCGAAAGCAGGAGCAGACCTGCCTGGAGTGGCTGTGGAATACTTAAATACCCTGCGGATGGGTGTAAACGCTGACGAACTTGTACAGGCAGCCAGAAATTACGCCGAAGCCTGCCAGATACGCGGGACGCAGCCACAATATGTGCTGAACGCTGAAAATTTTCTGCGAAAATTGAAATTTGATGAGTATCTGCCAGAAAAGTACAAGAAGCCGAAAACGCCAAAGCGGCAGCAGACCAGCGTTGACCAGTATAACCAATTTATGAAACACGACTACGACATGGACAGCCTGGAAGCTGCCCTGCTGGGAAAGTGAGGCGGGTATGAGAGCAACAAAGGATTGCGCCTATCCGGTCTGCGAAGCCTGCCAGCATCCAGACTGCATCATGTCTGGCACGGATATAAGGGCGCTGTTAAAGCGTCGGCAGCGGCAGGCAGATCCGGAAGCATACCGGCAGAAGCAGCGGGACTACAGGAGCAGGATAAAAGCAACGCTGCCGCACTGCGATGGCTGCGAATCCTGCGTACTGGTCCGCAAGGAGAAACAGGACGGATACCGGCGGCTGTGCATCACAGATATGAGACTGATTGAGCAGAAGGTTTCAAACAGTCCTCGGTGGTGCAGGAAGAGAGGAAAACGGAATGGGACGAAAGATAATCTTGTACGACCTGTACAAGAACGATGAATACCAGGGACGGTATAAAGCGAAAGAGCTTATGGATTTATTAGGCATGTCCCGCGAGACCGTAGCCAGCCGCGTATACCACGGCGTAAAGGCAAAAGACGGGTATGAGATCATGCGGGCAGAGCCGGACGGATGGACAAAGAGCTAGGAGCGGGCATGTGCGCCGCTAAGGAGGTAAACATGGACAAAATTGGATATAAGGCTTTTAATCCCGGTATGATTTGCCGGGGCAAACAATACGAGGAAAATGCTGTGTTTGAAGAGCCGGAAGCAAAAATTTGCAATACTGGAATGCACTACTGCAAGAATCCGTTTGATGTGCTTGAGCATTACGGGTTTGTAAACGATAACGCTGAAATAAACGAGTTCGCGGAAGTCGAAGCGCTTGCGGACGAAAAAACGGACGACGGACGAAAATTTTGTACTACAAAATTAAAAATTGGCGCGAAGCTCTCAATACATAATTTTGTGAATGCATTTGTTGAAGTTACATTAAAACGAACAAATGGAGAGAGCGCTGCAACCAACACGGGAGACCGGAGCGCTGCAACCAATACGGGAAACCAGAGCGCCGCAACCAACACGGGAAACTGGAGCGCTGCAACCAATACGGGAGACTGGAGCGCTGCAACCAACACGGGAGACCGGAGCGCTGCAACCAATACGGGAAACCAGAGCGCCGCAACCAACACGGGAAACTGGAGCGCTGCAACCAATACGGGAGACTGGAGCGCTGCAACCAATACGGGAGACTGGAGCGCTGCAACCAACACGGGAGACCGGAGCGCTGCAACCAACACGGGAGACCGGAGCGCTGCAACCAATACGGGAAACCAGAGCGCCGCAACCAACACGGGAAACCAGAGCGCCGCAACCAACACGGGAAAAGACGGCGTGGCCGTATCGTGGGGAAGACGCGGAAAAGCAAGAGGAGAAAAAGGCTGTTATCTGGTCCTTGCCGAGTATGACGATTCTAACAATTTAGTTTGTGCAAAGATGGAAAAAGTGGACGGTGAGCGCATAAAAGAAAATACGTTTTATACGCTGAAGAATGGAGAATTTGCAGTGGCAGAGGAACAGGGAGCGGGAACGTGAGCCGCTCAGGAGGTAAAAATGCGAAAGATAATAACTGTATTAGTAGTCCTGACGGGTGTGCTATTGTACCGGATTTATAAAACCGGAGAAAGCATCGTCCAGGAGCAGGATATTGACAGGATAGGACAAAGGAGACAGGACAATGGCAATATGGATTAAAAAGTCGCCGGATGCCGAACCGGTATGGATGGCGGCAGATAACCGGATCATGGAGCTGGCGATCTCGATCGAACAGTGTGCAGGCTTCGCACCGGATGCGGATAGGCTTCGGAAAATCCGGGAGTGGGCAACAGAGATTGTTTGCCAGTGCGACATGGTGGAACGTGTGTGGGAGCAGGCAGAACCGACATGGAAGAGTGAGCTGCAGGATGCGTTCCTGCGGGGCAGCAGGGTGTAAGGAGGCATACAATATGACGTTGGGAGAATTCGAGAAGATTATAAGCGGTAAATTTTTATAAAATATGGAGGTTATAAACATGACGTTTAATGCAAAACAAATACATCGTGGTCAGTACAGAACGTTCGGAGATTTTTTCCGGGTTTGGGAAATCGAAACGGATATGCCCAAAGAAACCGTGATCGATAAGTGCTTTTCGGAACTTTCCCAAAAACGACTTCCAGAAGAAAAAGAATGGCGCAGAGAAGTCAGATACGGATGCGGGCATTTTGGGGATGCGGACTACTTCTTTAGGGGATACTACAGCATCGAAACAATTAAAGGTGGTTTCCGGTTCACCGTTTGCGAACCGTATGAGGATTAAAATTTAAGGATAAATCGAAAGGAGACGGAGCTTCCCGGGAAGATGCGCATCGGCTCCTTGAAAGAAAATGATAAACGGAGAATTGATTGTTGATAATTTTGCCGGCGGAGGTGGAGCATCCACCGGAATCGAAATGGCAACAGGGTACAGCGTAGATATTGCAATTAACCATGATCCAGAAGCAATTAGGATGCATAAAGCGAATCATCCAAACACAATACATTACTGCGAAGATGTATGGCAGGTGGATCCGGTAAAAGCATGCAATGGACACCCGGTAGGCCTTGCATGGTTTTCACCAGATTGTAAGCATTTCTCAAAAGCGAAAGGCGGTAAGCCAAAGGATAAATTTATCCGTGGCCTTGCGTGGGTAGCCTGTCGGTGGGCGGGACTTGTCCGACCGAGAGTAATTATGTTGGAAAATGTAGAGGAATTTAAGACCTGGGGACCGCTTAACCGAGGGCATCATCCGATTAAGGCGAAACAGGGTAAAACCTTTGGAAAGTTTGTGCAGCAGCTTACAGATTTGGGCTATGAAGTGCAGTTTAAGGAATTGGTTGCGGCCGATTACGGTGCGCCGACCATGCGGAAGAGATTCTTTATAATTGCACGATGTGACGGCAGACCGATTGTATGGCCTAAGCCAACACATGCACCGGCAGACAGTGAAGAAGTAAAAGCCGGACTACTTAAGCCTTATGCCGGAGCATATACACAACTTGACTTTTCCCTTCCGTGCCCATCGATTTTCGAAACATCGGAAGAAATTAAAGAGAAATACGGAATCCGGGCAGTGCGACCGCTTGCCAAAAAGACAATGGATAGAATCGGCAGAGGAATCAAAAAGTTTGTGTTGGACAATCCGGAACCGTTCATTATCAAGGACGAATCAAACGATACAAAAATTCCTATTCTGATCCAGTACCACTCAGAGACAACAAAAGACGAGGTGCGCGGTCAGGAAATTGAGGCACCGATTATGACGGTAGACGGTTCAAACCGGTACGGGCTTGTGACGTCCTTTATCAGTAAATTCTACAAAAGCGGCACTGGGCAGGATGCAAGGGAACCGCTACATACGATTACTTGCGGAGACGGGCATTTTGGAGAGGTGAGAGCGTTCTTGACAAAGTATTACGGATCCGGCACAGGACAGGATATAAAAGAGCCGCTTGACACGATCACAGCGCAGGATCGTTTCGGACTGGTGACGATCTACGGGACAGAGTACCAGATTGTGGACATTGGTCTGCGGATGCTGGAACCTAAAGAGCTGTATGGCTGCCAAGGATTCCCACAAGATTATATCATCGACCGGGACTGTGACGGCAAGGCATACCCGAGAGCTGAGCAGGTCAGAAGATGCGGTAATGCTGTATGCCCGCCTATACCGGCAGCACTGGTAAAAGCGAATTTGCCAGAATTATGTATAGCGAAAAGGCAGCCTATCTGTAGGATGGATAGGATACAGTCAGAGAAGTCAGGACAGATGCGTTTTGCGTAATAATTGGAGATCAGAAATGTATAAAAACGCAGAGGGCTACCGCGATGAAACAGCCTGCCGGGCAATCATCGCGGTAGCAAGAGAAGAGAGAATAAAGCGCAGGAAGCTGCAGGAGGACAAGAATATGGGAACAGAAAATAAAACCGGAGAGGTTTGGAGAACACGAACTGTCACAGGGACAGAGAAGATCGTGCTGGTGGTAGCAGACCACGGGGCAATGGCGTATGTAATTCACTTGGCGGAAGAAGGCGTACACACAGACATTGAGGTAAATTGCGAGGGGCTGCGGTACGGGTCCAGCGATCGAATGTACTATGTACCATCCAGAAGTTTTGAAGAATATCTCCGTACAGTAACAGATGAGCAGCTGGCAGATATTAAAAACAAGCTTGCAGCGTCGATCGGGATTGAACCGCAGATCACAGAAAAAGAAGTTGTCCGGGAAGTACCGGTGGAAATTCCGAGCAATATCGCTCCTGCGGATCCACAAAAATGTTGCGATGCAGAGGTGCAGGAGCTGATGATCCGGGCGGAAAGAGCAGAAGCACTGCTGGAAGAGTACAGAGAGCTGTATCGGAAGGTAATCGAAAAAATCTGACCATAAATTAAACAGAAAAGGAAAATCGAAAATGGGAATGACACAAAGCCAATTGAATCTGGTGAGATATGTAGCCGAAAATGATTTTACAAAAGCAAAGACTGCAGCGTTATGTTGCTGCGCAGAGGACACTACTCAGAAAAATCATCATGCCGTGGAAAAATATAAAAACCTGTTGCAATTAAGAGGAATGAACCTGATTAGTCTGCCACCGGACGTACAAAAGTTTGCAACAATGGAAGATCTCACGAATACCTACCTAGAAAACAGATATTATTTAACGCAGGATGAAAGAAAGTTATTTGAGCTAATCAAGAACATGAACGATGTGAGTTTACAGCTTATGGAGAAACAGATCCCGTATCTGAATGCAACATTGC